CAGGCCGGAGAGCAGGAACCTATGCGTGCCGCTCTTGCCCGAGCTCGCGACGTTGCTCGCAGTCGGCGTGACGCCCGCGCCGCTCCACGCGCCGGCGACCTCGGAGTACGAGATTTCGGTCCCCGTGGTGGTCACCGCGCCGCTGTACTTGACGGTGATGTAGGCGCTCGTGCCGTCGATCTGCGGCTCTATCTTGGTTATCTCGCAGGTGGTCCCCTCGGCGCTCGCCGCGACGAGCTTCTGCCTGGCCGTGTAGCCCGAGAAGCACTCCTTGTCGCCCGAATCGACGGGCGCGCGGTAGCGCCGCGCCCTCACGTAGTAGGTCTTGCCCGCCTCGAGGCCGGCGACGTAGATGGACTTCGTCTTCGCGTAGCTCTGCGACTTGCTCGTCGCGTCGGCCCCCTCCACCTTGTAGACGGTCGGGCCCTGCGTGTCGTCCCACGCGGTGTCCCTCTCGGACCAGGACAGCTCGGTGCCCGTGTTCTCCGTGGAGTCGGTGAAGCCGACCACCACGAGCGCCGTCCTGCCGTCCTCCCTCGGCACGATGTTGACGATGCCGACGCTCGCCCTGCACTCGAACGGCGGCTTTGCGGTGAACAGGCACGCGGCCTCCTTCGCCGCGCTGTACATGGTGAAGTTGTCGCGGGTGGACTTGACGCGGTAGTAGACCTTCTCGCCCTTGACCTGTCCGTTGGGCCACACGTTGTCCCACGTGTCGTAGAGCGCCTTGCAGCCGACCCTGTTGTCCACTGCGCCGCTCACGTCCGACCAGCTCCCGTTCTCGCCGTGCCTGCGCTGGAGCTGCAGCGAGCCGTTCGTCGCGTTCACGGACACGGGGACGCGCACGACGCCGCCCGTGCCCTTGCGGTCCACGGTCACCGCGCCGAGCGTCGGGGCGGACGGCATGAACACGGCGCGCGACTTCTCGGCGGTCTCGGAGTCGCCCGCGATGCCCCTCGCGTACGCGTAGCACGTGACGGTTATCCCCTTGCCCGCCGTCAGGTTGGTCAGGAAGCGCGACAGGTCGAACGTCTTGGAGAACTTGGTGCTCCTTGACGACACGGCGGTCTGGATTATCTCGTACTTGCCGTCGGCCTTCTTGACCTCGACGCGGTATCGCGTGTCGTAGCGCTCCTTCTTGCCGTCGCCAGCGTCCGTCTCGATGGTGACGGTCGCCCTGGCGGACGCCTCGTCGTACTCCCACGAGACGGTCGGCTTCTTCGGCTTCTCGAAGGCGTACGTCGCCGGGCCCGCCCAGTCCCCCCACAGGTCCTTGCCGTTGTTCGAGCGCCTGTGGTATCCGCGCACCCACACGTTGACCTTGCTCGCGACGAGCGAGTTCAGCGGATAGAACGACGAGCGGCTGATCGCGGCGCCGTCGTAGCTGTACGGGTACTCCGCGTACGCCTCGTACTCCTCCTTGACGCCCGTGCCCTTCTTGTTGTCGTCGGTCATCTCGCCAGAGGTGCTGCCCGACTTGTAGTAGAGCCTCCACCGCACGAGCTGCCCCGTGAAGCGGTTTATCCTGTTCTGGTCAACCGCCGCCTTCGGCACGTCCCACTTCGCCCTGTGGCCGTTGCCCTCGCGCGCGATGGTCAGCCCGCTCGGCTTCCAGCTCGGCGTGAGCACGCGGTCGGGGTACGGGTCGAACGTGTGCGTCTTGTAGAAGTTGCGCGACTGGACGCCCACGTTGACCTGGTAGTGGACCAACACGTCGCGGTTCGACTCCCTGCGGTCGAGCGTGATGGTCTCGCCCGACCAGTTCTTCCACGTGCCTCTCGACCACGACCCGCTCTTGGACGCCACCCTCTGCCCGTCGACGTAGAGCTCCTGTTCGACCGACAGCGTGCCGTCCCCGACGTGGGAGACGACGGTCACGAACCACTTCACGCGTATCTTTATCTTCGTGTCGGAGGTCTCGATGTCGTAGTACACCTTCGTGTGGGCGTATTTGTCGCCCGCGAAGTATTGGCCCGGCATCTCGATGGAGTAGTTACTGGTCGCCATGCTACGCCCCCAAATCCATGTACGCCTCTATGCGGCGCGCCACGCCCCTCGCGAGCTTGGCCGCGTCGTCGCCCGCCTTGTAGTCGAGGTTCACCGTCACGTTGACGGTGCGGCCGCCGCGCCCGCCCATCTCCGAGGCAACGGCCCGCGCGAACGGGCGCACGTATCGCCTGTTGGAGAGCGGCACCACGGCCCCACCAGCGTTGCGCATGTGCATGACCGCCTCTGCGCCCGCCTCGCCTACCCACCCGATGTTGGTGAGCTTCGCGGAGGTGACGATGCCGTTGAGCGCGCCCGCCGCGTTGAGCGGTATCCTGCCCGCCCCGTTGACGATGGCGCCCCTGGCGTTCCCGCCTACGGAGTCATGGACCTCGGTCATGCGGACGACGACGTCGGCTGCCTTGCCGTCGAGGTCGTTCATGTATTTCTCGATGTCGTTCAACCTGCCGAGGGCGTCGCCCGTCTCGTTGACGTTGACGTCCTTGAAGCCGGGGATTTTCTCGACCGACTCGGTGAGGTTGTCCGATGCGGCTTTCGCGAGGACGAGCGACATGAAATCCGATACGAGCGTGAGCGGCTTGTCCATCTTGGAGCGCAGGTCGTCCATCTCGTCGTTGGTCAGCTCGAGCTGCCCCGTGTCGACGTTCACCTTCGGGTTGATGTTCATGTTGTTGGCCTCGTCGGCCATCGACCTCATCTTGTCGATGTCGTAGCCCATCGACGCGACCGCCGAGTTCGATCCCTCCTCGAACGCGGCGGACCACGCCTCGGCGGCCCTGCCGAACTCGTCGTCTGAGGAGTTGGCTATCTCCTCGACCAGCGCCGCGTACTGCGGCCCGGCATCCGCCACCGACTTGATCCACGCGCGGGTGGACTCGTCGCCTGCGCGCTCGTAGGCTGCCCTGACGTTGTCGCCCCAGCGCTCGACGAGCTCGCGGTTGTGCTCGAGGTTCTCCATGTAAGCCTCGAGGCCGAACTCCGACTCCTCGGCTATCTGGTTGAAGCCGTCGGACGCCGTTTTCGCGAGGTCGTCTATCTTCGACGAGAGGTCGTCTATGCTGTAGCCGCACTCGATGAACGTCCGCGAGAAATCGTCGACGCTCATGCCCGTCTCCTCGACGAGACCCCTGAACGCCGCGTTGCTGTCGGCGAGCAGGGACACGGAGTCGTAGAGCTGCTGCGTCTCCTCGTCCACTTCCTCGAGGGCACCCGCCATCGCGCCGCCCGCGGCGGCCGCGTCATCGGACACCTCGACGAACTTCACGCCCATCTGGGTAAGGACTTCGACCATGTGCGCGGCCGTCTGGTCCTGCGAGAACGCCTCGGCCATCTTGTAGGCGTTCTCGGGGTTGGACACGGCGGCGGCGAAGCTGTCGTAGTCTGCGTGCGCGTTCTTGATGGTCGTTGCGAACTGGTCGAGGCTGACGTTGTCGAACCTCTTGAACGCCGATGACAGGTTGTCGGACGAGAGGGCGGCGATGTCGGCCGACTTGGCGACGCCCTCCTGCGCGGTGGACAGCGCGCCGTAATGCGCCTCGGCGTTCGCAATCTGCGTGTCGAGGCTTGACAATGTGGTTTGGGCCTTCTCCAAGTCGTTGTTCAGCGCGCTCTGCTGGGCGCTGGAGCTCCCGAGCGCGTCTGCGTACTCCTGGAGGGCTGGCGTGTCGTAGTTGACCTCGGGATGGGACCTCTCGTACTCCGCGAGCTTCGACTGCGCCTCCATAACCGCGTCGATCGCGTCGGCGCGCTGCTTGTACATGTCGCGCAGGTTCTCGCCAGCCGCCTCGATCTGGATATGCTTCTTCTGCTTCTCGATGAGCTTGTCGAGCGTGCCGACGACGTCCTCGACCGCTCCGTTTTCGTCGCGCAGGGCGCCCGTGAGGGCGTCGGTCACCTGGTACTGCGTGCCGCACAGCTCGTTGACGGTGTTGATTGCGGCCTTGTAGCGCCCGATGTCGCCCGTGGTCTTGTCGGTGATGCTGCCGTACTCGTCGATTATCTGCTTGGCGTTGTTGAGCCGCGCGATGTCGTCCTCGGCCGCGTCGGTGCGCTCCCGCACGGCCTTCGCCATCTCGAGCGTGGACTCCGCCAGCTCGTCGATGCTCTTGGCGGAGCCTGACGCGGACTTCCCGTACTCGCCGACGCTGTCGGCCGCCTTGCCGATGTCGGGCACTGCGCTGCCTATCTCGTCGGCGAGCCCCTCCGTGGCCCTCTTGAAGTTCTCGGCCTTCTTCTGGTACTCCATGAAGCCCTGGACGAGCTTGGCGGTCACGTCGATGATGGCCGATATGGCGAGCGCGATGCCGGCGCCCTTGATGGCGGTGCCGAGCATGCCCATGCCGGCGCCGAACGCTCGGGCGCGCTTCTCGGACTTCTTGAGCTGCTCGTCGTACTGGACGAGGCCCTTCCTCTCGCTCTCGAGCTGCCTTCTGCGCAGGTCGGTGAGGGGGAGGTTCGAGTTGAGCTGCCTGTCTATGTCGGCTATGCGCCTCTGGGTCTCGCCCATCTTGCCCGTGAGCGAGTCGAGGTGGCCCGCGATGAGGGCGATTTCGCTCTTGGCGCCCTTCATGACCCACCAGGACTTGATGCCCTCGGTCATGTTGCGCAGGCTCGAGATTCCGTTGCCAACCGCGCCTATCGCGACGAGCATCGGGCCCGCGGCGGCGGCCGCGACGGCGAACTTCACCGTCCAGTCCTTCGCCCAGTCGGGCATGTTGGTCACGGTCTCGGTGAAGCCCCTGAACATGTCGGTCAGGCCCTTGAGCATGGGCACGGCGCTGTCGAGCATCGTCACGCCGAGCTCCTGGGCGGCGTTCTTGAGTATCTGGAGCTGGCCGGAGAAGCCCTCGGCCTTCCTGCCCGCCTCGCGCGCGGCGTCGCCCGCGTTCTCGATGGTGCCGTCTGCCATGACGGTCGCCATGCCGTTCCACGCGTCGTCGGCCATCTGCAGCGACTCGGCGAGGACGGTGGTGGTGTTGGTCAGGCCCGCGAGGAGCTGCTTGTCGCGCACCCCCGTGATGCCGAGCTCCATGAGCGTGGAGTCCACCGAGCCGCCCGCCTGCTTGATGGAGTTGAGTCCCTCGACGAACGACTGGATGGCGCGCGCGGGCCCGTGGTTGGACTTGTCGCCCCACGTGGCCGCGAACTCGGACGCGGTCATGCCGCTGATGCGGGCGTACGCCTCGAGCTCGTCGCCGCCGCTGGCGACGGCGGTCTCGATGCGGCTGATGGTGCGCTGCATGGAGCCGCCCGCGGCCTCGGACTTCTGGCCCGTCGCGGTGGCCGCCGTGGCGAGGGCGAGCATGTCCTGCGTCGCCATGCCGACGTTGGCCGCCATGCCCGCGAAGCGCGTGGATATGGTCATGATGTCGGACTCGAGCGCCGGCTCGTTGTTGCCGAGCCTGACCAGCGAGTCCGCGAAGGAGTCGTACTGCTCCTGGTTGAAGTGCATGATGTTGGACAGCTTCGCGAGGTCGAGCGCGATGTCCTCCGTGTCCATGTTCGTCGCGATGTCGAGGTTGGACACGGTGGTCGCGAATGCCTCGAGGGAATCGGCCGCTATACCGAGCTGCCCGCCGATGGACTCGATCTCGAGTATCTGGTCGGCGCTCGTGACGTGGGTGCGGCTGAACTCGAGGGCCGCCTTGCGCAGCGACTCGAACTGCTCCTCGGTGCCGTTGACGGTCTTGCGCATGTCGCGGTAGGCCGAGTCGACCTCGTCGGCGGCCTGGGCGGCGTAGCGCCCCATCATCATGATGGCGGGCGTCAGCGTCGAGTACAGGCCGTAGCCGGCCGTCCTGGCGACGCCCGTTATTTGGTTTGCGAGGTTGGCGTTTGAGCCCATGTTCTGGATGCGGCGCATCTTGGCGTAGACCTCGTCGAGCTCCGCCTCGAGGTCGCGGTAGCCGACCGCCATGTTCGCGGCCCTGAAGTCCGCCTCGACGCGCTCCTCCTCATCTGCCAGCTTGACGAGCGCCGCGCGCGTCTCGTCTATCTCGCCCTGCAGCTTCTCGAGGTCGGCAATCGGGCCCTGGGCGCCCGACTTGGCGAACGCCTTCGCCTCCTCCATCGTGTCCTCGAGCAGCTCCAGCTTCGCCGTCGTCTGGGTTATCTCGACCTTGACGTCGCTCCACGCTTTCTCGGCCCTCGCTGCGTTGGCGTACAGCTCCTCGGTGGACGCCGCGGCCTTGTCAACCCCCGCCGCCCTGAGCTCGCTCATGGCGGCCTGCAGCTTCTCGGCGTGGGCGGCCGCCGTCGAGTACTCCGTTGAGAGCGCCGACAGCTTCGCCTTGGCGAGCGTCATGCTGGTCGGGAACTCGTTGTAGGCCGCGACCATCTTCCTGGTGTGCTCGGCGGACCTGTCGGCGGCGGTGTCGTAGAGGGCCAGCTCGCGTCTCGCCCTCGCAACGCCCTCCGTCGCGGCCATCTTGGCCTGCTCCTCGCGGAAGCGGGCCATCGTCGCTATGGAGTTGCGCATCTCGGCGTCGAGGGCCGCCCACTCGTTCTGGGCGTTAGCCACTCCCTGCGCGGCCTTCGCCATGCTCTCGTCGTGCGTGAACTTCTCGTGCTTCTCGTGGACCCTCTTCAGGGTTGCCTCGAAGCGCTTGTAAACGCCGATTGCGCTCTCGGCCTGGACGCCGAGCGGGACCTCCTCGCCGGCCTCCTTCATGCGCTTGGCTATGGTGGCGAGCTCGCCGTACTCGCCCTTCATCTGCTTGATGATGCGGAGCTGCTGCCTGAACACCTCGGTCTTGCCCGCCTCGGTGCCGAGCTCCTTCATGCGGGCCTTGACGTCCCTGAGCTCCTCGGCGAGCCGCGCCGTCACAGCGGGGTCCGTCGCTGCCTTCATCTCCGCGTCGAGCTGCTCGGCCCTGGCGGTGCACTCCTTGAGCTCCTTCTCGATGACCTCGCCCGCCCTGAACCTCGCGAGCGAATCGTACATGCCCTGGAGCTGGGTGTTCGTGTTCGTCACGCCCGCCCGCGCGCGCTGGACGTCGGCGTAGAAGTTCTTCATCGCGCCGTCCGCCGCGCGTATCGGGGCGCCCTGCTGCTTGAGGGCCTCCTCGACGAGCTTCGCCGAGCGCGCGGAGTGCGCGAGCTTGTCGTTCATCAGGTTCAGGCGCGAGTTCACGGCGTCGACGCTGGTGCCGTCGAAGTTGAGCGCGCGCGTGAGCCTGTTGATCTCCGTCTGGACGTTCCTCGCGCTGGCCGTCACGGAGTTCAGTGCGGAGTTGAGCGGGCGCGTGTCGGCGCCTATGCGTATCGTCAAGCCCCTGAACGCGTCCGCCATTTTCAACTCCTCACATCATCATCATCGCCTCGATGTCGGCGTCGCCGGCATCCCGCACCTCGACCGTCTCCGCGCCGTTCATGTCGTCGTACTCCCATAGGAGCTGGAGAAGGTGCGTGTGCTTCATCCGGCGCATGTCGTTCCACGTGAGCCCCATCGCCAGCCCGCACACGGCCATGTGCGAGTACGGGCGGCGCGGGGCGCCGGGTCTCCGGCCCTTACTCGGCTTCAGCTCCCTCTTCGGCAAGCTCGGCACGAAAGAAGCAGTCGTAGGCGGCGTCGACCACCATCGACCTCAGCTCCCACGAGTTCGCGTTGCGCACCGACTTCATCCACGCCTTGAAGGACGGGACGGAGTCGTCTGCTGTCCTGATGGCCGCCCAGACGGCGCGCATGACGTTCGTCCAGTCGACCTTCGTGTAGTCGATGCTGACGATGCGCGCCTTGTCGCCCTTGCCCGCGATCTCGATGGCGCCAGACTCGGCGTCCTGCTTGCCGAACAGGTCCTTGATGATGTCGCGGGAGAACTCCTGCTCGTAGATGACGGCCGTCAGGAACGTCACGTCCCCCTCGACCGGCTCGCCGTTGATGGATACCTGGAACATCTAGCCCTCCTAAGCAGACAGGCCGGACTCGCCGGACTCGCCGGGGATGACGACGTGGTCGAAGAACGCCGCGTACTGCTCCGCGGTCTCGGTCTCCTTGCGGATGTGCGACTGCACGACGGGGTGGGTGACGCCGTCGATGACGAACTCCTGTGCCGCAGCGCGGATGGCGAGCGTGTCGGTGTCGACGTCGGGGGACTCGTTCTTGGTGTTGGCGTTCGTCTCGGGGCGGGACGCCTTGCAGTTGTAGAACGCGAAGCCGGCGACCGTCACGTCGCCGCCGGTCTCGTAGATGAGCGCGAACTGCGACGGCTCGGCCTTCGTGGTCTCGAACTGCACGCCGGTGGTGGAGTCGACGATCTCGCCGAGCAGGTCGGCGCGGACCTCGTCGGTGAGGTGCGCCATCTCGAGCTCGAGCGAGTAGCCGCCGTTGGTGCCGGCGAAGGTGTAGTACACGCCGTCGTCGGCGTAGAAGTCGGAGCCCTCGCCGCCCTCGCGCGACCAGGACAGCGACACCGCGCCGGGGAACGGCTTGAGGGTGCCGTACGTCTTCTCCTCGGCGTCGAAGAGGGCGTACTTGACGTTCTTGAGTCCGAAGCGGACCTTGTTGTCAGCCATCGTATTCTCCTTCAATCTCTGTGAACGTGTAGACAACCTGCAGGAGGTTGTCGTTCTCTATCCAGTTCTCGTCGCGGCGCACGGAGCCGAAGGCCCCGCGCAGCTCGTCGGCGAGCGCGCTCTCGAGCGCCCTGTCGCGGCGCTTCTCGTAGAGCTCGACCATCCACTTGCGCTTGACGGCGACCTGCACGTCGTCCACGCAGATGGGACGGTCGTAGTCGAGCAGGTAGCAGGCGAACGGGACGGGCGGCTCGGCCTTGCCCGGCCACTCCATGTGGCAGCACGGCACGTGCTTCGAGACGGCCGCGTACACGGTTTCGTGCGACATCGCCTACCCCCTCAGAGCCCTGTCGACGGCCGGCCCGAGCCTGTCGTCGATGTAGTCGAGCATGTCGTCGAACGTGGGCGCCATGTGCGGGTACGCCTGCGTCCTGCGGGCCTTGAGCGTGCGGTGCCCCTTCTCGAGCAGGTGGACGAGGCCCGGCTTGTTCCTGTTGCCTATCTCCGAGGTCGTCTCGGCGCCCTTGGAGACATGCGACCCGAAGCCCTTGCGGTACTCGTCGGACCACGGGTGCGCCGTCGGGTCCCTGCCGATTCCCTCGGTGCGGGGGCCCTTGAGCTGCTTCACGCCGTAGCGCGTGGTCTGCTCGACCGCCTTCCCGACCTCCCTGGTGCAGGACACGAGGGGATCGCCCACCAGCTTCGCGAGCGTCGTGGCGAAGGCGTCGGCGTCGCAGGACAGGTCCTTTGCCGTCATCTCGTTCGCCTCCTTCTCACTCGCCGTAATCGGGGTCGTCGTCGCTGTCGGACTTCTGGTGCCTGAGCGTCAGCAGCGTGAAGTCGCCGCGCTCCTCGACCACCTCGACCGAGTACCACTCGCCCCTGTAGAAGACGTCGGCCTGCCCGTCGTAGTCGACGGTGCGGACCTGCAGCCTCGCGTCCACCGAGATGCCGATCTCGTACATGGACGACCAGGTGGCCGCGCCGACGTGCTGCGGGTTGCAGAACACCTCGGTGCGGTCGTCGGTCGGCTGCGGCACGCCCTCGGAGTCGGGCTCGTAGGTCTTGGCGAAGAGCACGCACGTCTCGTTGAAGCGCATCAGCCCTCGCCGCCTTCGCCCTCGTCGCCCCCGTCGGGCTCGGGCACGGCGGCCGCGACGTTCTGCGCCGAGTTGAGCAGGTCGCAAACGATGCGGTAGTAGGAGTCCTTGAACCGCGCCGCCTCGTCCACGTCGTAGCCGAACTCGGCCTTGCAGTAGGCCGTGACGGCGTGCTTGACGAACTGGTTCGCGATGTCGCCCGTCTCCTCGTCGACCGCGAGCAGGGCGGGGTTGACCCCCGCCCGCTCCATGTCGTAGAGGGCGGCGTCGACCAGCATCGACACCTCGGCGTCGAACTTGTCCGACGTCACGCGCAGGCTCGTCCTTATGTCGTCGAGCAGGGCCACTTACTTCGCCTTCCCGCGCCTCGATGCGCGCGCCTTCGCGGCACGCTCCTCGGGTGCGCTCTTCTGGTCGACGGCGCCGACGATCGGCCCGCCGATCTTCTCGGCTCCGACGCGGTTGATCTCCTCGAAGCGCTCCTTGGACACGACGAACACCTCGCCGCGCCTGCGGTCAACGCCCCTGAGGTTGTCGTGGAAGTCCACCAGCGTCACGACGTTCATCTCGCCGCCGCCTTACGCCGACAGCCCGGACTGGCCGGAGCCGACCGTGTACTTGGTGAAGGCCGCGGGGTACTCGACGGCCAGCACGAAGCGCTGGTAGGCGCGGAACGTCACCAGGCCGTGCGAGAAGTCCGTGCCGTCGTAGCCGGTGTCGAAGCGGCGTCCCGTCACGTGCTCGTAGACCGTCGCGCCCGCCTTGAACGCGCCCAGGATGGACGTGCCGGAGGACAGCGCCGGGGTCGGCACGATGGTGATGGTGTTCCACAGGTTGCGGCCGATGGTCACACCGTTGCCGTACACGAAGCCCGTCGGGCCGCCGAGCACATACTGGTCGGAGCTGTTGCGCAGCTTCATGAGGGCGTCGTAGTCCTCGTCCGCCAGGAGCAGCGTGTCCACGTTGAAGTTCGGCGTGGCCTTGCGGATCTTGGTGCGCTCGTCGAGCAGGGACTCGATGAAGTCCATGTCGTAGGCGCTCGCGGACGCGGAGCCGATGCCGGAGGTGTTCACGAGGCCGGTGATCTGGTTGTTCGAGCCCGAGCCGGACACGAGCTGGTCCTCGACCACGATGTCGAGGTTGTAGCCGGCGCGCGCGTTGACATGGGACACGAAGCGCGGCGCGTCGGTCAGGATCTCGTCGGACTGCTTCCACAGCGCCGTGACCTTCTTCAGCTCGGCCGCGTGGCGGACGGGGTCGTTGACGTGGACCTGCGAGAACGCGCCAGCCTCGGCGGTCATGGCGGCGGAGCCGTCGAACGCGCCCTCGGTGTACCACGCGACGACGTCCTTGTCGGTCATCTCGTGGCCGAACAGGTTCCAGATGGTCAGCGGGCGCCGATAGCCCTCGCGGATGGTCGGGTCTACGAGCGTGAGCGTCTCGTCGAAGTAGTTCGGCGACGCCTCGCCGTCGAGCTCGCCGACGGTCTGCGTGTCGTCGTAGGCGCGGAACGAGATGTTGTTGACCTGCCACTGGCCGCTGTCGCGGGTGAGGCCGCGCTCCCTGATCTGCGCGTAGACGCGCGCGCCGAGGGAGTCGTCCCTCTTGGCGGAGGCGCGGGCCTTCGGCGCCTCGGCCTCGCCGACGACCTTGCCCGCCCCGGCGACGACCTCGACGGCCCTCTGGTTGCGGGTCTCGGCCAGCTTGTTGCGGCGCTCCTGCTCGGCGGCGATGATGCCCACCTCGGCGTCGACGGCGTCGATCTGCTCCATCGTGGCGTCCTCGGGCATGTTCTCTGCCAGGGACAGCACGGTCGAGCGGCGCTCCTCGTACTGGTCGGCGTTCAGGCTTCGGTATGCCCGAGCGTCCATTGCGGTGAAGTCCATTGCTTCCCCTTTCCTAACGGATTGACATTGCCCTGGCGCGCAGCGCAAGCTCCCTGCGCCTGCGTTCCAGTTCGCGCTGCTGCGACTCCCGCAGCCGCCTTGCCTCGATCGCTCCGTTAACGAGGTGACGTGCGCTTATCTCGGTGTTCGGGTCTGCTGGCAGCGACACGCTGGAGCAGTCGTACATCCGTTTCACACGCGTTATCCGCGTGGTGAAAACCTTGTTCTCGACGTCTTCGGTGTAGACTTCCTCGGACGGGGTGAATGCCCAGCTCATGCGCGTGACGTTACCCACGGCGATGTCCTCGTACATCTGGCGCGCGAGGCTCGTCTTGGACAGGTCGGCCGCGATGAACAGGCCGTGGTCGTTCGGCTCCAGGTAGAGGGTGTTGTTGGTGTTGCGGGCGTAGACCCTGCCCTCGTGGTCGTACTGGAAGATAACGTCGCTCATGTCGCACTCGTCGAGCGCGTGGCGGTCGATGACCTCGACGTACTTCCAGCCGTCGCGGTCCTCGAACAGCACGTAGGGGTCCTCGAAGGTGGTGGCGTAGCCCTCTACGTAGTGCGTGGACCCGAAGCGGTTCGCGGGGCGCTCGACCTCGTTGCCGTCGTCGTCCACCTCCACCTCGAAGCCCATGACCGGGGCCGCGAGCGGGGCGCTCATCATGCGGTACTGCCTCTCCTCTGGTTTCGCTGGCATGGCTCTCCTCCTAAGAAGCGTTCTCGGACCAGCGGTCCTGGTTGATGGAAGTGACGTCGCCCGTGTCCGTGTCGCCGGGCGAGCCGTATCCGTCGGAGTCGCCGCGGATGGTGTCGCCCTCCTGCTTGTCGCGGTCCTCGTCGGGGCTCGACACGCGGCCGTTCTTGGCCGCCTGGGCGGCCTTCTGCATGGCGGCTATCTCCTCGAAGGAGCTGCCGACCTTGTATTCGCCGCGCAGGATGAAGACGTCGCCGCCGTCGATTGGCGGGAGCTGCAGGATTTCGCGGGCCTCGTTGAGCGTCATGATCCCGCGATCGCACATGTCCTTGTTGATGTTGCGCTTGGACGAGGCGGCCGCGTACTCGAGCCTGTTCGAGCTGAACATGATGCGGTTGGCGGGGCGCTCCCTCATGGTGAAGGTGGCCTGCGACATGGCCTCGCCCAGCGCCAGCGCGAACGGCTCGATGCAGCCCTCGTAGAAGGCGTCCCAGGCGTTCTCGTCGTAGGCGTTCTGCAGGATGCGGCGGTTGATGCCGAAGTAGTCGAAAACGTTGTTCTCGATGCGCTCCATCTCCTCGGGCGGGATGGTCCAGTTCTGCGCCTTGAGCTGCTCGAAGTTCAGGAACGTGGCGTCGTACATCATGAGCGACGTGGGGTTGTCCCCCGAGAGGTTCTGCTCGTAGAAGCGGTCGCGCTTGGCGACCTGGTCCTCCTCGCGCACCTGCCCCGAGAGCTGCGCGATGAACCTGAGCTGCGCGGAGTCGTTGATCGACTGCTTCTGCGCGTCCTCCTGCGCCTTGAGCATCGAGAGCGTGTTGGCGAGTATGTTGCCGTCCCCGAACCAGTCGGAAAGGTACTGGAAGCGCGTGACCACGGCCACGTACTTCAGCTCCACGGCCCTCGCGTCGCCGTCGAGCGTGGTCCACCTCAGCCAGTACTCCCCCGCGTGCTCAACGACCTCGGCGGTGGCGAGCGGCACGGGGTAGTAGCCGACCTGCACCTGCGTCCCCGGCCTGTACGTCGGCACGACGCATACGGTGGTGTTGTTCATGTAGAGCGTGGCGCACCTGTAGAGGAACTGCGGCCACGTCTGGAACTGGTTGGGGCTCGTCTCGACGGCCCTGCGCACGCGCGGGCGCGCGCTGCCCTGTATCTCGGGCTTGAGCTTGGAGCAGGCGATTGCGAAGCGCTCGATGACGGAGCGCACGAGCACCTGCTGGTACATCGAGCCGTCCCAGCCCGTCGTGTACGGGCGGCTGCCCACCGTCTCCACGGCGGACGACACGGGCTTGGCGCCCTTGCCGAGCAACTTGTCGAGGATTCTACCCATAGGCTCCTGGCCGTCCTGTGTGCCTATACACTTGCTTCAACATTCTATGTCCCGTTTTTGGTACAATCAGGACGTGGGGCCCATGGGCGCGATAAGGCGCGTCCGGGCTGGTTGCGGCAAGTTTTTGGTAAGGGGTCCGATGACGAAGAGCAAGCTCGAGCAGGCGGTCGAGAGCCGGGTGCGGAACCTCAACGACGCGCAGAGGGAGCTGGCGCTCTCGCAGTTCTCCGCGTACAAGAAGAACAGGGCGAGGCTCGCCGACATAGAGTCGCAGCTCGACGTCCTCGACGCGCGCGCGCCCTCGTCGGTCGAGGAGGTGCGCTTCAGGCAGTCCCAGCGCTCGGCGCTGGCCTACGAGAAGGCACACCTCTTGACGGCCAACAGCCGCATCGCGGCCGAGCTTTTCAGGTTCATGGAGGAGTAGCGATGAGCGTTCTTGCGATGTGCAATTACGGAGAAGATTACCTCGGGGCCGAGTGCTGCTACGTCGAGGAGGGCGGGTTCAACGTCAGGAGGCGCTGCCCCGTGTTCGACTGGGAGGATTGCCCATTCGGCAAGAAGGTCGAGGGATGCGGCACGTGCGCCCACGTCTCGGCGATGACCGAGCTGGACGGCGCGCGCATGGTCGACTGCGACGCCAACGAGAGGCAGATGTACTCGCCCTACGCATGCGAGTGCAAGCATTGGGAGCGCGCGATTGACTGAGACGGAGCGCATCGTATCCGAGGCCGAGAAGTACCTGCTCGACGTGCAGGCAGGCAGGATAACCGCCTGCAAGCGCATAAAGCAGCTCGCGGAGATGATGCTGCCGAGGTTCGAGGACGGCTATAGGGAGTGGCATTTCGACTACGAGAAGGCCAACAGGCCGTGCCAGTTCGTCTCGAAGTTCTGCAAGCTGCCGAGCGGCAGGATAGGCGAGCCGCTCGTACTCGAGCCGTTCCAGTTGATGGCGATACAGCTCGCGTTCGGATTCGTCGACGACGACGGGCTCAGGCAGTTCCAGGAGGTCTTCTGGATGGAGGGCCGCAAGAACGCGAAGACGACGACGATCGCGGCGCTCGAGCTGTACATGCTCATAGCGGACGGGGAGGGGTCGCCGGCCGTGTTCAACGTCGCCACGTCCAAGGACCAGGCGTCGCTGGCGTACGGAGCGGTGTGGAAGATGGTGAGGCAGTCGCCCGAGCTGCTGAAGGTGCTCCGCAAGGGCACCGTCGTGGACCGCGACCAGGACGGCATAATCTGCGACCGCACGATGGGCTACATCACCCCGCTCACATCCCAGACGCGCCACCTCGACGGCCTCGACGTCCACTTCTGCGTGTTCGACGAGATGGCCGCGAGCACGAACCGCGACCAGTACGACCTGATGAAGCAGGGCATGTCGGCGAGACGGCAACCGCTCCTCTGGGCGATAACCACCAACGGCTTCGAACGCGAGAACCTGTTCGACGACCAGTACGACTACGCGTGCGGCATCCTCGACGGCAAGATCGACGACGACCGCATGCTACCGATCCTCTACGAGCTCGACGACCGCTCGGAGTGGACCGACGACCGATGCTGGGTCAAGGCGAACCCCGGCCTCGGCACCATCAAGTCGTGGGACTACATGAAGGACACCGTCAACAAGGCAATGCAGGACCCGTCGTTCCTCCCGACCGTGATGACCAAGGAGTTCAACATGCCCGAGTCGAGGGCGGCCGCGTGGCTCACCTTCGAGGAGGCGGTGAACGACGCGCCCCTCCCCGAGCTGCCCGAGTCGGGCAAGTACTCCGACATCGGCTTCCGATACGGCATCGGCGGATTCGACGCGTCGGACACGACCGACCTCAGCGCGGGCAAGTTCCTCATGATGCGCAGGGACGACCCGCACATATACGAGCTCTCGATGTACTGGATACCAGAGGACGCGCTCCGCAAGGGCGACGGCTACCGCAGGGAGCGCGACGACGTGCCCTACCGCCAGTGGGAGGAGCGCGGGCTGCTGCGCACCGTGCCGGGCAACACCGTGCCCAAGCGCGTGTTCTGGGAGTGGCTCGAGGAGATAAAGCACGAGTACGACGTGTACACCTACGCGATAGGATACGACCCCTGGCACGTCCTCGGAGCCGACGAGGAGCAGCTCGTGCAGTACGTGGGCAAGGACCTGTGCGAGAAGGTCAGGCAGGGGCCGCAGACGCTCTCCATGCCCGGCAAGGAGCTGAGGGCGCAGTTCGCCAACAACGTCGTGGTGGACGGCGGGAACCCCATCAACCAGTGGACCAGGCTCAACGTCCAGGTCTCCCAGGACAACAACGCCAACCTCAAGTTCCACAAGGTGGCGGGCAAGGCCGTGAACAGGATAGACGGCTTCATGGCCGAGCTATGCGCCTACATAGCGTACCTGCGGCACAAGGAGGAGTACGAGGCGATATTGTAAGGAGGGCCGATAATGCACGCTCTATACACGGGGACGGCGAACCTGTACGGCGACATGCAGACCGCAGCGAAGTCGCTCATCGCCAACAGCGCAGTCGACAAGGTGTGGCTGCTCACCGAGGGCGGCTACGACTACTGGCTGCCAGACATCTGCGAGGTGATCGACGTGAGCGGACAGGAGTACTTCCCAGCAGGCGGCCCGAACATGTCCTCTCCGTTCTCGTACATGGCGCTCATGCGCGCCGCGCTCGCCCTTATGCCGGAGCTCTCGGACGTCGACCGCATCCTCTCGCTGGACGTGGACACGATCTGCTGCAGGGACGTCTCGGGCGCATGGGACATGCCCGTCGACGGCTGCTACTTCTCGGCGTCCGTCGAGCCCCGGTGCTGCTACAAGAACATACAGTACTGCAACACGGGCGTGGCGCTCTACAACCTCGGGATGCTGCGCGACGGCAAGGCCGATGAGGTGGTCCACTGCCTCAACGTGCGGCGGTTCCCCAACGTCGAGCAGGACGTGTTCTCGTTCCTCTGCCAGGGGCGCATACACGAGATGCCCTCCGAGTACAACGCGGGCCACAGGTGGACCGAGCCGGCTCCCGTGGTGCGCATCCGGCATTTCGCGGGCGACAAGGCCGAGAGGTGGCGAAGCGACCCGCTCGTCGTGAAGTACCGCGAGATGACGTGGGACGAGGCGATGGACAGGCACGGGAAGGCGGTGGAGAGGCGTGGCAAGTAGCATGATGGTGGGGATACCGTCGTTCGACCGCTCGCTGAAGGCGAGGTGCGCCGAGTCGGTGGGCAACGCGATAGAGCACGCCGACGCGGCGGGGCTGCTCGGCAGGGTGGTCCACCGCTACCCCGGCGGCTACGGCGTGGCCCGCGCGCGCAACTTCATGGCGCAGTGGGCGCTCGACGAGGGCGTCGACTACCTGCTCATGGTCGACTCGGACATGGTGCTGCCGACCGACGCGATCTCGAACCTGCTCTCGCACGACGTCGAGGTCTGCACGGGATGGGCCGTGCGCGGCTCCAGCGACGACGGCACCACGAGCGTCATAAAGCACGGCGGGCAGGGGTTCCACGACAGCTACATGGCCCCCGAGATAGCGGCCAAGGACGGCCTCTTCGACGTCAAGGGCAACGGCATGGCGTGCGCGCTGCTTCGGACCGACGTGTTCAGGCGGTTCGGCCGCCCGTGGTTCAAGTACGTCGACAACCCGGACGGCTCGGGGCTCGGCGAGGACTACTACTTCTGCCGGCAGTGCGCGCAGCACCGCGTGAAGGTGTGGGTCGACCCGCGCGTCGGGTGCGGCCACATCCACGACAGGGTCTTGGAGGCGATGTAGATGAAGTGCCCGTTCAAGTTCGGCCGCTACGCCTTCGAGGGCGGCGAGGAGTGCGACCCTGAGTGCGCGTGGCGCGTCGGCGTCGAGATGGGCGCGCCGAACCACAGGGTGGGGCCCCGCAGCGTCGTGGTGGACGTGTGCGCGATGGCGCTCGCGGGCTCCGTCGACGAGTGCCCGAGGAGGCCGCGCAACTGGGAGGATCGGCCATGAACGGGCGCGGCGATGTCATAGTGACGGCGCTGAGGTTCGCGTCGGTGGCGCTTTGCGCGTCGGGCGTCGTCGTCGCGTGCGTCAGGGACGCCGGGGTGGGCGCGTTGTACGTGGCGCTCGGCTGCTTCTGCATGCTGTGGGCGATCTATTTGGAGGTGTACTCGCATCGTGAATGAGAGCAACTGCCCCAACTGCGGGGCCCCCGTAACAGGGCGGGCGTGCGAGTACTGCGGCACGCGGCTAGAGGGGCGCGGAGACGTCGACGTGACGGTCGTGTACGACTGGAGAGGCGACGAGGTCTACAGGATTGCACGCGACATAGCGTCGGCTATCGAAAAGTCAGGAGTCGTGCATGGCTAAGACCGCCACATGGCGCAACACCCCCTTCGCCAAGCCCTTCTACCACTCGAGGGCGTGGCAGGGCGTGCGCGAGCTCGTGATGACGCGTTCGCACGGACTCTGCGAGAGGTGCATGGAGCGCGGAGAGATGGTGCCCGCCGACGTGGTCCACCACACCACGCCGCTGACGCCCGAGAACGTGGGCGACCCCGAGGTGTCGCTGAACCCCGACAGGCTGCAGGCGCTCTGCCACGACTGCCACACGGAGGTCCACCAGCAGTTGGGCGTGGGGGCGATGAACGGCGTGAAGAGGGAGGAGTCCCGAGTGGGGTTCGACGAGGAAGGGAACGTGGTGAGGCTATGAGAGAGTGCGCGCTATGCGGCAAGAGGGCCGTGCTGTACGGCGTGGAGAACGGCAACAAGGGCACGTGGCAGCTCTCGTACGACAACGGGAGGCCGGTGCTGAGGGTGTCGGTGGACAACCACCACCTCGGCATCACCCTCTCGAACGAGCTGCCCATCAAGAACTGCCCACTGTGCGGAAAGGAGCTGTAGATGGCAAAGGACGCGAAGCTGGCGAAGCTGGAGGAGGCGGTCAAGAACCAGGCGGACAGCCTCGACCCCGCGCAGAGGGAGTTCGTCCTGGCCGAGCTGGAGACGTACAGGTGGAACGCCGAGAAGATATGCGAGCTTCAGGAGCGCATCAACGCCTGCGACGGGGACATCGACTCCCTGAAGGCGGAGGCGGCTCTGGTCAGGGAGCGGCACCAGATCATCACCGAGCAGACGGCGCTGTTCGGGCACATCATGCGCTGGCTGAAGGGCACGGCCTCCGAGAAGAGCGAGCTCGACGAGTTCATCGCGTAGGCGCACGCACGCGCCCGCATATGCGCGCACGCACGCGCCCGCACGCGCGAAGCCCGCGCGAGGGCGCGCTTAAATTGCGCACTTATTAAGCTCGCGCGCGTATATTCTCGAAAAATAAAAATGTGCGCGCTGAAAGATTTGAG